AGGAGATCCTAGAGTACGTAAGTGTAATCCTGCAAATGTAAGGGTTATACGTAAAGGATATTCACCTGATATTACAGAAGCTGATATCATTATTGAGTGGGGTTATCATTCAAGAGGTAGTGTAATTGACATGTACTTTGACGACCTTACAGATAAGGAAGTTAAACGTATCGAAGAAATAGGTCAAGTAGATGCTGCTAATGGTAGTGAAGACGATATTGTTCACGGTAAAGAACCTCATTTAATGGCAGGTACATTCTCTATGGTTCAAGGTCCCGATGGTAAAATGGTAGCTTCTGATATGGTAGATACCAATAAACTATTGAAATTCGTAGCAGAAGACGGTTCTATATTAGTTACTAGAGTTGTGTGGAGATCATTTCGTAAAATTGGTAAACTGAAATATTATGATAATAAGACAGGTGACGAACTTTATAAGTGGGTAGATGAATTCTATGTACCTAATATTCAAAAAGGAGAAGTACTTGAGAAATATATTTGGGCAACCGATTGGTGGGAAGGTACTCGTATAGGTGAAGATATATTCTGTAGAATGAAACCATTTCCTGTAAAAGCATATGGTATGTCAAATCCTACAGGTACATTATGTCCTTATGTAGGTGGTGATTATACTGTTGATGGAGAACCTACTACATCTCTTATGGGAAGATTAAAGCAATATGCTTATTACTATGACTTCATGATGTATAAACAATGGGAAACTATTTCTAAACATAAAGGTACTATTGGTTATTTGGATCTAGCAGGTATTCCTGAAGGTATGGAGATTGAGGATGTATTATATTATGCAGATCATTTAGGATGGATGCCAGTTGATTCTTTTAAGGAAGGTAATAAAGGACAGTCTACAGGTAAACTAGCAGGTAATATTAATAATAATAGATCTCCTATGAACTTCGATATGGGTAATTACCTTCAACAGAATATGATGGTACTTAATTTCCTTAAAGAGGAAATGGGTAATATCTCTGGTGTAACCAGACAACGAGAAGGTACTATTAGTTCTTCTGAGCTTGTAGGTAATACTGAAAGAGCAGTTACACAATCTTCACATGTTACTGAAATGTATTTTCATTTTCATGATAGAATCAAAGTAGCTACTATGAAAGCAATGCTTGAAGTTGCTAAACATGCTTATAAAGGTAGAACTGTTACTGTACAATATATCCTTGATGATATGTCACAGGTTATGGCAGAGATTGATGGTGATGAATTTAGAGAAATTGATCATGGTATTACAATCAGTAATAATCCTGAATATGCCAAGATATATTCATCTATGCAGCAATTAGCTCAAGCAGGTCTTCAAAACGATAAGGTTAACTTCAGTCAGATACTTGATATTCTAACAGATCCTAGTATCAGTTCTGTAAGACGTAAGATTGAAAGTGCTGAACAGCAAAAAGTTCAAAGAGATCAAGAAGCTGCTCAACGACAAAGTGATGATATCGCTAAACAAGGGGAAATAGCTAAACAGATAGAGGACATGAAGATTCAGAATGCTAAAGATATGGCACTCTTTAAAGCACAGCAAGATGCGTTCCTTGAACAAGTTAGAACTGATGGTAATATTGATCTTGCTAAAGTTAACGGACTTATTAAACAAGCACTACAGGATAGTACTTCTGGAGACATGACTGCTAAGTTAAATAATGATATTGAAAAATTAGGTATTGAAACAGAACATGAGTCACAAGAAAATGATAAAAAGTTAGAAGTAGAGAAAAAGAAGATAGAAGTAATGAAGAATAAACAAACAAAAAGTACATAAGTAAACTGGTGTTTTAAATGAAAAACACTTGACAAACGATGTTAAATGAATTAATTTTGTATATTAAATGAGCGAACAAATAGAAGAGTTAGATGATTTTGAATTTTCAATAGATGGTATTGAAGAATCTACAGATACTTTTGATGTAGATTTTGAAGGTGCTTCTAATGATGATAATTCGTCTACAGAGAAGGTTACTGATAAAGTAACAAAAGAAGAAGAACAAAATGAAACTTTTAATGCTGAAGAAGTATTTGAAGTTGATGAACTAGGTAATAGTGTAACTGCTGGCAATGAAGAAGAAACAGTTACAGGTGATAATCCGTCCACCATTGATAAAGGGATCTCTTCTTCTAAGGATGTTTATTCCAAATTTGCCTCTGCCCTTTATCAGGACGGTATTTTAGCAGGAATTTCAGAAGAAGATCTAAAGGATGTTGGTGATGCAAATAAATTTGCAGACCTGATAGCTAAAACAATTAAAGCTAATGAATATTCTGATCTTGGAGAACGAGGTAAAGAGTTTTTAGATGCTGTAAGAGCAGGTGTACCTATTGAAACAGCTACCAAGATCCATAATACAGAAATCCAACTTGAAAATCTCAAAGAAGAATCTTTTATAGAAACTGATGAAGATGAAGAAGAAACTTTAGACTCTAAAAGGGCTATTCGTGAACAACTTATATTTAATGATTTTAGGTCTAAAGGTATTAAAGAAAATGTTGCTAAACGACTAACTGCTGCATCTTTTAAGGAAGGTGCTGATGAAGAAGATGCTAAGAATGCTGTAGAGAATCTTAGAAACACTATTAAAGAAACTAAAGCAGCTAAAATTGAAGCAGCTAAAGCAGAACAATTACAGATACAAGAACAACGAAATGCTTTTGTAGATAAACTTATAAAAACTGAAGAAATTATTCCAGGTATTAAAGTACCTGAGAAAGTACGCAGTAAGATTGCAAAGAATATGACAGAACCAACTGGTAGAGATGCTAATGGTAGACTTAGAAACTTTGTAGGTGACAAACGAGCAGAGAATACTGAAATGTTTGACACACGATTGAATTATTATATTGAACTAGGACTTTTTGATGAGAAACCTGACCTATCAATTTTTGGAAAACAAAAGATGAGTAGTGCAGTTTCTAAATTAGAAAAAGAACTTGGTAATGATATAATATATGAGGGAGGTCGAGGTACTTCTCTTCAAGGTGTTGCTGAAAGAGAGAATCAAGCTAAAATGCTATCTCTTTTGGACAACATGGATTTTTAATTTTAATTTTTAATAACAGTAAATAACACGTAAATAACAAATGCCACAATTTTCAACTTTTCAAATGACAGATGCTCAACATTGGTCTGGTCTAACAACCGCAAACCACTTGTACAGTATCTATCAAGGTAAACCACAGAAAGCAAGTGATATCATGCGTAGGATTCATACTACGAACTATGGAACCGATCTTGATTCACAATTGTCAAAATATAAAGCAAAAGTACTTGATACTGACGATGACTTCACATGGGAGTTGATCGGTAGTGGAAAGAAGAACCTTCCTCTTATTGAAGCTCGTTTGACTCCTAATGGATCAGCAGTAGCAGTAGGTGATGAACCAGGAGTTCAAGTAACATCTTTCTATATGTTGTTTGCTGAAAATATCTTTACAGCAGAACATATTATCGTAGGACATAAGAATGAATTGTATTCACTACAAATTCAAGATGATCCTATTATGGATGGTACTAACTGGTTGTATGAAGTAAAACTTATCACAGGAGATCCTGATGTATTTGTTCCTGTAGAAGAACTTGCAGCTAACACACGTTGGTCTAGGGATTGGTCACTTGTAACTGATACACTATCAACTCGTGGTGGAGGTATCAATTATTCTTCTCCATTTGCAATGAGAAATACTTTCTCAATGATCCGTATGGAGGATACAGTTCCTGGAAATATGCAGAACCGTCCTTTCGCTACTAAATTTAAAGTAAAGGATAAAGATGGTAAACTGGTAGATTTCACAACTTGGTTGAATTACCGAGATTATGAATTTGATCGTCAGTATCGTCTTGAGAAGAATCGTCTTCTTATGTTTGCACGTTCTAACCGAGGAACCAATGGTGAATACTACAACAAGTCTCACGAAGGTTACATTAAGAAACAAGGTGCTGGTATCCGTCAGCAAATGGAAGCTTCTGGTGTAGAAGTGTACAGTGATTTCTCTATTGAGTGGTTGCTATCTGTATTGATGGATCTTTCTGAAGGAAAACTTCCTACTGATGATCGTCACTTCGTAGCACGAACTGGTGAGCGTGGAGCTGTACAGTTTCACCTTGCATTGGAAACTCAATCTCAATTGTTCACACCATTGTTTGATTCATCTCGTATGTTCAAATCAAGCTCTAATGGTGGAATGAAAGGAGTCTCTATGGCTTATGGTTATGGAGGTCAATTCCTAGAGTACATGGGACCAAATGGAGTTAAGTTCTCTATTGAAGTAGATTCTATGTATGATGATAGAGAGCGTAATAAGATCCTTCACCCTGATGGTGGTGTTGCTGAATCTTATCGTTATGATATCATGGATATCGGTACTACAAATGGAGAACCAAACATTCAGAAGATGTATGTTAAAGGGTCTGAGAACATTTGGGGATATATGACAGGTATGAGAGATCCATTCTCACCAGAAGGTAAAATGACCGTAATGAGTCACCGTACTGATGGTTATATGATCACTAGAGCTTGTCAAGTAGGTGCAGCAGTTTATGATCCGTCACGAACTAAATCACTTATTCCAAACATTCTTTGGTAAGAGTAAGTAATAAATAATTTTTTAGAAGAAGATTAAGAAGATGGCAAAAAAGAATGAAACTGGTGTTGTAGAAGAAGTGGCTGTTAAAAGCCCTTCTTTTACTCTACCAAATAAAAAAGTAAAAGTAGTACCTGTAATTAAGAAAACTTGGTTACCTGAAGGACATGAAGCAGCTTTCTTATTTCAAGAAGCACGACATGTATTCACAGTACCTAAAAGTTCTCGTACAGGAGCTTATGTTAATCCTCTTACAAGTGAGGAACAACATTGTTTAGAAAATCATCCAGGATTATCATTATCTGAAGGTGATCTTTCAGTACATAAAACAGTAAATAATTATTGGAAAACATCAAAAGGTATTGGGGGATTTAAACCCATCAAACTTGGTAAGAATGCAATTGTATTGGATCTTTCAGACCCTATGGATTATATTACTTACAAAGTACTTTTGATCAACAAGGATTATGTCGCTGCAAACGCACAAGAAGTTAGAGGTAAACTTTCATATAAATATATGATCGTTGATCTTGAATATGAAGATGAAGCATTGTCTTCTGAAGCAAATCTATTTGCAGATGCTTATTCTAAGTATCAATCAATCAGAGAAGATAAAGCAACTCTTGGAGATGTGTTATTCCTTATTAAGAATGTTAGGGTTTCTCCTACATCTAAATTAGAGTGGTTACAAGGTGAAATAGGTAAGATACTTGCTAAAACACCTAAACGATTTTTGGATGTAGTAAATGATCCTACTATGCAAACTAAATTGTTACTAAGTAAAGGTATTCAAGCTAATGCAATTCTACGTGATGGTACAGTTTATCGTACAGCAGGTGGAGATCTTATGGGGACTACTACAGAACAAGCAGTTGACTTTTTAAATAACAAAAGTAATAGTGATCATAGAATGGTCATTGAAGCACGAGTTAATAAAGCAAACTAAATAAATGACAAACGCTGAGATCTTAGATTATATAAAGTTGCGCTATGATGTAATAACTTCATCAGGTGCTCCTGGATATGAAGATCCAGATCTATCATTGTTTTTCAATAAGGCTCAAAAGGTATTTGTAAAGTCATTATATAATGAAGATGCAAATCCTGCACGTAAGGGAGCAGAAGAAACAGAAAAACGAAGTAAAGATCTATCAGAATTAAAAGGTCATTCAGTAGTATCAACATTTACATCAGGAGATCATGGGACAGTTTCATATTTTGTGGAACTTCCTGTGGACTTTTGGTTAAGCTTAAAAGAAGAGTGTAGTATAACTTATAATAATATATGTAACGTTTCTGTAACAGAACGCGTACCAGTAAAACCTATTAAAGAAGATTACTATAATGCTAATATTAAGAATCCTTATAAG